TGAGAAGAATTCTTCTTGTCTTGGGGTTACTTATATTGCTGTGCCAGAGCATCGCATTTGCCCACTGGATGCCCAGAGAGGAAATGTATGTTGGCGGCGTAGGTGCAGGATGCACTTTAGGATATGTGAAGAGTGTATATGGCGAACCGAAAGAAAAACGGTGGTTTAACTCAGATGGCGTGCGGGGAGTCACCTACAAATATTCGGATACTTTCTCCGTTACCGGGCGAACGGGAAATCAAGACTCTCGCGCAGAGGATGATTTGATGGTGGTTGGCTTTTCACTCAAGGATAGCTCTTTGGCAACTCCCAGCGGTCTGACGGTTGGAATACCCTATGAAACTGTAGCAGGAATGTTTGGGAGAGTGGAAAAGTCTACATTTGGTGGTAGGCTATCGTATTCCTATCCAGCTCCAAAATCTCCGATTGCGATAACATTCTATGTTGATGGCAAAGGCATCATCACCGAAATTTACGAAGGAACAGACTTTTGAGGAGCAGATTATGAGCAAACCTATTTTCGTCTGCTATCCTCGTTGCACCACTTGCAAGAAAGCTGAGAGTGGCTGGTGGATAACGGGATAAGGAGTGGCAGGATATATGGGAGGTATATTAATGTCTGATAATGTAATAAACGCGACTGAAAATTTGTCCAAAAGACTGGAAGGAGAAATTCTGTTTAATGAGATTGTCAGCGAAACTATTGATAAGCTTAAAGACCAAGACCCAACATTAAGCTCGGAGGATCTTGAACTTAATAATATTTGGGAAGAAATATGTTATCAACAGCAAGTAGAAGAGAGCCTTTTCTGGGATATGTATATGGAAAACTTGGAACTTATGATTGATGCAACTATTGATGATTGTGCGGAAAAATACAAGTCCTCAGTTATTGATGTTATTGAAGCTATTTATGGGGAATATGACGAAGAAGAAACTGATTACGGAGAAATTGAGACAGAGGTAAAAGAAGATGTTCGTAGTAGAATTCTGACCCTTGCTGCAGATGACGAATGTGTGAATAAACAGGTGAATCGAGAATATGGTGACGCTGCCATCGAGGATATGTATTTATCAAGTATAGCTATGGGGATGAGCGAAGAGGAAGCAAGAGAAAGATACTACGGGAATGCCGAGGAGGACGATGTTGAAGAATGAGTAGCGGGATTATATATAAAGAGAATAAACATATTGAGCTATACCATTCCAAATAGACCCATAAAAAGGGAGTCCCACCAATCTTGGCAGGACTCCCGTTTCATATCTCTTTCCCGTTCTTGAAGGTAATCCGAATATCCTTCAAGCTGTAAACCGTCACATAATCCACCAGCGAGTACCATGCCTCCGGCTCGAACTCCGTCAGCAGGGTATTTTGCTTGGCAAGGTCAGCCAAGAACTGTTCCACGATGGCTCTGCGGATTCGCTTGTCATCCATCTCGGCGCATACGGCATCATGTTTGGCTTTGGTATCATCGAACCGCTTGACGAGGGACTCGTAGCGGCTTTGGAAATCCGTCTGGTCAATGGCAACACGGGCATTTTCGTTGATGGCATCCCGTATCATGCCGGAGACCACTTCCATCTCCTGCCGGAGCTCCTTTTTCTCCGATTCCAAACCGGCCGTGGAGAAAAGCATCTCCTTGATTGCCTCGTAGTCTGCCATGACGGTGGCTTTTTCGGCAATCAGCCGATTGACCGACCGAAGGAATGCCGCCTCGATGGTTTTATCGTCCACATGGGGGGTGGAGCATTTCTTTCCATCGTATTTATGGTTGCATTGCCAAATGACTCTGCGGTATTTGTCGTTGCTGTGCCAAACTTTAGAGCCAAACCAACTGCCGCACTCGCCGCATTTGATTTTCCCAGAAAAGTCATGGACTCCGCTGTGGCGGTTGCGGCCTTTGCACCTCCGAGCAAGTTCCCGTTGCACCATGTCGAAAATCTCAGGCTCGATGATGGCTTCATGATTTCCCGTCACATAATATTGGGGGATTTCTCCCTCATTGACCTTCTTCTTTTTGGTGAGGAAGTCTAAAGTATAGGATTTTTGCAGGAGCGCATCGCCTTTGTATTTTTCGTTTGCCAGCATACGTTTGACCGTTCCTGCGTTCCATTGGGGCTTTTTGCCCGGTGACGGAATACTATCTGCTGTAAGTTTAGCGGCAATTCCGTATGGTGTCATGCCTTGGAGGAACATGGAGAAAATCCGTTTGACGATAACCGCCTCATCCTTGTTCAAAACCAGATTGCCATCCTCGCCACGGTCATATCCGAGGAAGTGTCCGAATGGGACAGTTACTTTCCCATCGGCGAATCTTTTTCTCTGTCCCCAAGTGACGTTCTCCGAAATGCTCCGGCTTTCCTCCTGAGCTAAAGAGCTCATGATACTTATGAGGAGTTCTCCTTTTGTATCCAGAGTCCAGATATTTTCTTTCTCGAAATAAATCTCGATCCCTTTTTCTTTTAATTGGCGCACGGTTGTCAAGGAATCAACGGTGTTGCGTGCGAACCTACTGACCGATTTCGTCACAATTAAATCGATTTTTCCCGCCAAGGCATCGGCAATCATGGCCTTGAAACCTTCCCTGTGAGCCGTGCTTGTTCCGCTGATTCCCTCGTCCGTATAGACGGAAACGAACTCCCAATCATCCCTGCTTTTGATGTACTTCTCGTAGTAATCCACTTGCGCCGCATAACTGGTAAACTGCTCGTCGCTGTCCGTTGAGACACGGGCATATCCCGCTGTCCTGCGTTTCTTCCTTGCCGCCAATGGAGCATGGGTAAATCTCGTAATGGTGGCGGGAATAGTTGTCACGTTTCTTGCCGACATCTTCTCTTCCTCCAATACTTCCGGGATGCCTCGCCAATGCAACGCTTATGCTCTTCGGAGAGCGGAGGCATCCTTTTTTTCGTTGACCATGTTCCGCTGTATGTGCGACCATCCTTGAAGTAGATGACGAGCTGCCCCTTGGCAATAATCCCTACATGGTCGATTTGCTCACGAAAAGCGGATTCATCAAATTCGGGCAAGCCCATCGCCTCGGCGCAGATGCTGTGGAGCGTGTCCTCGAAAATTCCTCCTATGCCGCATGATGAAGCGCAATACCATCTGTCGGCTTTTTCGCCGGAGGTGCGCTTGTGGGCTTGCCTTCGGAAATTATCTCCGCATTTCTCGCAACGGATATGTCCGGTCAAGCATGATGTCCCTTTCCGCTGTATTGGATGTTCCTTACGATAGGCGGCATACTTTTCCCGGTATTCTGGTGTCCAGAAGTCAGTTCTTGCCGTTGACTTAAATTCCCAAGTGTGATTGATTTCCGTACCGTTCTTCATGCGAAAGACGAGCAGGTTATCTTTATGTACGATGATGGTTTCCACCATTGCCAAGAAGATGCTCTCGTCAAATTCCGCAAGCCTCAAGACCTCTCGGCAAGCTTCTTTTAAGGCAGGCTCCGGGATCGATTTTGCATCGCATTGGCCTTTGTCGCTTTTGCCGCGACATTCCCAGTTTGCTGTCGTATCGTTCACCCGCCTGTATTGATGCCGCCGATAGCTCCTGCCGCATTTGGCACACTTCAGTTTGCTTGTGAAACAGCTTGTCGGTATATGCGGATTGGCAAGCGCGCCAAGTTCCCTGCGTCTTTTGATTTCCTCCTGCACGGCTTGGAAAGTTTCGAGCGGGATAATCGCCTCATGGGAATTCGCCACCCAGTATTGGGGAAGTTCGCCCTTGTTCTTCTTTGTTTTATGGTCGATGTGGCTGGCTATGTAATCCTTCTGCAGGAGCATATTCCCCGTGTACTTTTCGTTCTTCAGAATGGCTCTGATGGACATATTGGAGAAGTGCTGCCCCGTGTAGGATTTCACTCCCATCTCGGCGAGTTGTTTTTCCGTCTGCTCTGCGGATATTCCGTGGAGGAAGTTGTCATAAATGAGCCTGACGATTTTTGCCTCTTCCGGCACGACGATGAATTTCTCCCCGTTCCATCGGTAGCCGTAAATGCAGAAGGAATTTGGTATGCCTTTCTCGAATCTCTTTCTGATACCCCATTTCACATTTTCGCTGATGGAGCGGCTTTCCTCCTGCGAGAACGAGGCAAGCAAGGTGAGCATGATTTCCCCGTCCTCGGACAGGGAATGGATGCGCTCTTTCTCAAATCTGACTTCGATGCCAAGTTCCCGCAAACGGCGCACGGTATTGAGCAAATCAACCGTGTTCCTGGCAAACCTTGAGATTGATTTCGTCATAATAATGTCAATTTTCCCTGCCTCACAATCGGCAAGCATCCTTTGAAATTCCGCTCTGCTGTCCGTTGTTCCGCTTATGCCTCCGTCGGCGTACACACCGGCATACTCCCATTCCCTGCGACTTTGGATAAGTTCGCTGTAGTAGCTGACCTGTGCGGCGAGGGAGTGGAGTGTGCGTCCCTTCTCCTCGGAAATTCTGGCATAAGCCGCCACCTTCTTTCTGACGGGAGCAGAGGGGAGGGATGCTTCGATTTTTTGTATCATTTTCATTGTCATCACCGCCTCGCTACCATATATCACTCTGAAAGACCGTAAAGTCAACGCCCGTGTGCAAATAAAGTGCCGAGGGGAGGATGGTATTTTTCGAGCAGGAAACCATCGATTTTCCCAAACTCTTCTTGTGAAATCAAGCCTTGGCGGAACATGGCTTTGGCAATGGACAGGGATGCCTGGTATCGTGCCTCCCGCAGGAAGCTCTCGTCACTCATGTGCGCCACCTCCGAATCGAGCAGCGACATAACAGGAGTGGGAGCAATATTTTCTGTGTTTGTTCCCGTATGCCGTGAAGGATTTTCCGCAACGGGCGCAGGTGTAGGAATAGATGGCTTTTTTCTTCACCTCGTGCTGATGTGAATTCCACCATTTCTGCCGACAGGCAGAGGAGCAGAACTTGACGGCTTTTCTGCCCTTACGCTGACGGAGCGGTTTGCCGCACTCCTTGCACAGCCCATCGTCACCGGACTGGGCGCGGTTGCCGGCCAGTCCGTTACGCTGGCAATATGCCTTGACGGAACTGACCGACAAGCCGAGAGCCTTGGCAATAGCAGCATAACCGTGACTTTTGCGGCGCAATTCCTCTATTTTTAACTTCTGTTCAGTAGTCATGAAAGATTCCTCCCATCTGAGAGAAAATGTCCTCTCACTATCCCACTGGAAGGTTTTGGGCAAGTTGGCCGAAAAAACACAAAAAAATAAGCCCACAGAGGAAAATCCCCCGTGGGCATTGAATGTAACTGTA